AATAATCTCTAAGTAATGTACAACAATCTAAAATTCCATAACTAAATTGTCTACCTACTATTGGTGCTTCATATCCTGAAGGCTCCCAACTGTATAGTCTGTTACCTGGCCAACTTAAAATGTGCCAAGGCTTATTAGAAGTTTCGCAAGCAACTTTATCTGCTTCGGAAGGCTCGCAACCTTCATTAGGATGAGAGTGACAAATACCTATAATAACTCCTGTATCTTCTGCATCCGCATAACTTACTGGATCTATTATAAAGTACTCTTCCGCAAGTTCTGCTATATTTTTTGCGGGAAAGTATCTCTCTTTATTCCCTACCCCTATAATAAACCCACAGGCTTCTTTAGGGAACTCTCCTTCTACATGTTTTCTAAAATCATCTAAGGTTTTCTCATTCATCGTACCGAGCCCATATTAATACCGGCTCCTGGGAACCCACCAAAAGGGCTTTCTACAGAGCTAGGGAATCTCAGCTCACAGGAGGTAAAGGTTTTAGAGCATACATCCGCAGAAGCAGCTACTACAGTATTATTATTAATATCCCAATAAGTAGTTCCTGAGTACCCACATTCTACTCCTCTGTATACCCAAGGGCATGAGTTAGCTACCACCGTTCTAGAAGGCAGCTTAACTCCGTGTATATCGTGTGCTGCAGTTAATTCAAATTGAATATGGGTCCTAGTCTCTACAGCTTTTCTATCTACGTACCAAATCTCATCTGGGAAATGTGCAGTATCATCTGCTATAGCGGAAGTGTACCATATACCTGGTCCAGCTGCCGCTTCACAAGTAGTCTGGTTATATACTGTCCAAGTACCAACAGAACCATTTTTATTCACATCTAAACAGTCTGATTTACTAAGGCTTGGATCTGAGCCCGACTCCCCTGTACATACCCCCGATGTTGGGTAACCATTAGTATAACAATAAGAGTCTAAATACTTTGCGAAAGTTTTCTTTCTTATAACCTTTGCACCAATTAAATCATCATAACTATTAATAACACTTGATAAAATAGAAGTAATATTAGCTACAGTAACTGTAGGTCTAGGTATTGAGCCCGCACCAGAAAACTCAAACCCTTCGGCTTCAATAGGCATAGCTGAATATCTATTGCCTTGCCATACGATTTCTTGCATATTCTCATTTATACCAGAGTGCCATCTAAGAACTGGCTCGGTTGCTGGGGCAGTACCTACCGATAAATCAAGTTCAAATAACTCAATAACTGCCCCCGGCTCAAAGCCGTGAATATCCGCTGTAATTTTATCACTCATGGTTCAAATACCCTTGTAAATGTTGCTGTTATAGTTCTAATACCTGATAAAGTTTCTTGAGAACTCCATTTTTCACAGGTATACTTCTTATATGGATAAATAGTATAAGTTTCTCCACTTGCCATAATATCTGCTGCTAATGATAGGGTAGTGGCGTTATCTACAGCTGTTACAGTAGTAGTGGTACCTCCGGAATCTGTAACAGTAGTATTTAAGTATCTAGCAGTAAAATATTGACTTGTATCAACTAGTTTCTTAGTAGTAGCACTAGTTGTAGTACTAGATATGTCATATCCGGTAGGGTACCAATCAAATGCAGTTACTCCTCCTTGTACTTCAAAAAACTTTACAATCTTATTAGCTTCTGCCGAGGTTCTATTCTTCCAAGTTAAACTCCATGACTCAGGTGTATTATTTATACCAGCAGCTACTCGCTGCTCGTATCCATCACCGTAAGTAGCTTTTAAAACTCTAGGTTGTTGATCAGCTTTTAGTCCTCTATCTGGATTTATATTTACTTCTGTATTAAAATTTGCCATAATTAGTATTGACTAAGTAGTCCTCCAGGTCGTTTCTGATCTACTAGTTCCGCTTGTACTGCTTGTGAAACCATGTAGCCAAGTTGTTTAGCGCTATCTCCATCCATCCCAGAATTAGTATCAGATTTAGCATTTCCATCACTATCAATAGTTACATTAACTGTAACATTATTTTCTGTATTACCTGTTGCTCCACTAATTGGAATAGATCTTCCATCAGGTAACGGCACTACCGCTTCGTTATATTTACCTTCTCCAACTAATCCTAATGTAGGTTTAGTAACGAGACCTCCCTTAGCGAAAGCTTGAAAACCTCCCCTAAGAATATTACCATTGGCACTGCCAAAGAAGCTACCAAAGATACCGTCAAATAATGAATCCATCGCTCTACCTGCAGCTCTTTGTGCAAGACCTAGAATCGTAGCTTTAGCATCGAAATGACCACCAGTTACTACAGATTTAAACCCTTCTTTTAACACACCATTGGCATCACGAGCTAGACTTACAGCTTGAGTTGCCATCCCACCGACATTAATATCTTCTGGGTTATGTAAGTTAACGCCTAGAGAATTCTGTGGTCCGTCATCCGCTCCTGATAATGCTCTATTAGCTAAATTAGCCATTGTGGTATTTATACCAACTAAAGACTGAAGATGCTGAAGTAGCAACTGTTCTTCGCTAAGCATGTCACCGCCGCCGCCGCCCAGTCCTTTTGAACTTAGCAGAACTAGAGGGCCTTGAAGATGGCGTATCCCTGTTATTAGTGTAGTTAAGTGTAGTCCCAGTCTCTCAAATATCTGCCTTACTGCAGGACTAGGTCCTGTTTCTAACATGTTTGGAGTGAACGCTTTAAATGGTCTAAGAGACTTTGCGCTTTTATCTCCTGATTTGAATCCTTCGTCAGTACGGGTAAGTTTGTCAACATCTTGACTCCATAATCCGCCCTTACCTAGCCATTTCCTATTACCTTCTCCGCTAGTTTGTCCCTTATTCCACCAATCTTTAAACCCAGCGTTTAGCTTTCTAAAGAAGCCTTGCTGCTCTTGTTGGGTTACTTTTACTAAGTTAGCTCGAGCGTTCTCTACCATAGTAGCTTTTGACTCTATAAGCTTATTAATACCACGAGTTTGCTGGATATCTGTCCCAGATTTTCCAAAATTACCTCGCTCTATATCCATCTTATTAGCTAGATCTTTTATAGTTTGATGAACCCCTTTAGTCTTAAGGTCCTTGACTTGACTCTTTTGTAAATCTCGTGCAGTTCTAGTCTCAGCAAAGTCTCTCGAAGGGTAGTATGGACTCTTTCCAGAGGTGTCGAAAGGACCAAATTTATGTGCTCCAGCACTGCCACCGCCTTTGCCTTCCCCTTTATACGCCTCCATCCAAGCCTTATTAGTAGGCTGTCGTAGTCCCTCCATCTGGGCATTTCGCATCTCTCTATTAGTCATTCCAGGCTTCCACTTAGAGGATCTACCGTCGTCTGTCCACACGTCTCTCAAGCCTTTAAGACTGTCTAATTTTTTATTTGCTTAGAGTTAGGACCTTGTTCTTTTTTCAGAATATCCGCAGTTCTTTTTGCATCATCCGCCAGCTCCTTTACTTTCGAATCAGATCCCGGGGCGAATGTTGGTAAGGGTGGTAGAAGCCCCAAGTAGGAATTAACACCTTCCGCTAAGGTTGTAATCTCTGTTATTAAAGTAGGTAAACTGGTTAATACTGGATCTAATTTATCCAGTGTAGGAACTATCTTTGTATCTAGTATGTTTACGAAATGCTTAATATCTGCAGCTGCGTCTTTTAGAGGAGCTCCTACATGTGCAGCTACCGTAGCATCTATAGTTATTAAAGATGACTGTGTTAAGGTTCGTAAGAGGTCCTGTGAGGCCGTGACCTGAGTTTCGACGGAGGTTATTATACTAGCAACAGAAGCAGATAGACCATCACTTATCTCCTTCGCCAAGTACCCCATATCCTTTATAGGCGTAGCACCAATGCCTTCTCCTGCACTACTTGCTCCAATATACTCTGCTTTACTAATATTTAAACTAGGTACGTTATCCGGTGTCCAATGTTTAATGGTAGGATACTTCTCTTTTAGTTTATCAAGCTCAGTAGGTGCAGCAGCAGGTGCAGTAGGTGCTGCAGTACCTGAAGAAGGCATCTCTGAGAAGTTCATAACATGTACTCTGAATTGATTTCCATCTTTTAATGCGCTTACTATAGCATTAGAAGCTGCAGCTAATTCATCGCCTTTAAATCCAAGTACTTTTAAACCTTCCGCTGTAATAGCATTATTAATCTTAGTAGAAGCATCTTCTAGCGCCTTTCCATTGAATCCAGCTACGTTTAAACCT